TAAAATCACAATCAATCAGAACTTCGGGGGTATGGGTGTCATCGATCATAATTTCGCTGCCAACAGTATTATTCCGGCCATAAACAAAGCCATAAATACGGGACAGGCGAGGATTGGGTAAATGTTATCATTCGATTCCGGTCTTACCAACGCCCTCAAAAATGCAAACACAACGGCGTTCTGGGTACTCAAATTATATTACAACGATGAATCGGCTTTCATTGGCGTAAGTGATCGCCATCGACAGGATGGCACGGATATATATTATGGGTTGGTTTCGAATTGGGGAACATACCGCCAATCGTTAGATTTTTTTAACTTCACCACTTCAATCGGCAATATGAGCGTTACGCTTATCAATTCCGACAAGTCCATCCAGGGCAAACGATTCTCCGATCTTCTTGCTGACAATAACTTCGCAAATCGTAAATGGGAATTGTTTCTAAATACAAACGAAACCGCAACACTTGACACCGCCGCCCGAATGATCGCATCTGGCGTTATCTCTGGTGAAATATCATACGATGAAAACAGTACCACTTTAACACTTTTTGATAATACATCAAGATACCATAAGACTGTTCCGATCAATACAGTTGATTCTGCCACATATACAAATGCACCTGCAAACAATATCGGCAAACCGATTCCGATGGCATACGGCGATTTCTATGAAAAAACAGACATCGGCACAATCCCAACAACACATTTTGATAGATTTAAAACATTCTATAAAAGCGCATATCCTGCAATTATAACGGATAGATATGATGTCGGCGTAGCCGGGAGTGAATCGAAGGTAGATAGTCAAGCCATACATACATTAGATAATGAAAATGTTTATTATTATAAATCTGGTAATTATGCAACGCTTATGGGTACGGTGGATGCAACGTCCAACAATCCGGTAATTGAGTTTGAAGGTAAAAGATGTAAAGCCTATTTCCCATTAAGCAGTTCTGGGTTTACCACGGGCGGAACGGGAACGCATACATACGAAGCCAATGTATCTAATGGAGATTTCGGTGATTCAAATAAAACAACAATTACGGTGGCAGATGGAAATAATGTTACGGTCAATTATGGGATAGAACAGATTTCTAAATTAGGAGAACTTGTGAGTGCTTCGGCTGCGTGTAAATTCGGGACTATATCCGGAAGTTTGGCCGGTTTGAATTTCTTAAAAATAGGTGGACAAGCGTTTAGCAGTCCAACTTCAAACGATGAGTTATTAGCGGCCATTACTGGGATATATTCATCCGGTGAACAAAGTTCCTGGGACTTCTTAACAACCGTTGCTGTGTTATTAAATTCCAGTAGCGGGGCTAAATCGGTAGAAATTGCAGAAATGGGTGTAGTGATTGAATTTGACATTGATGAAATACAATCACATGATATTGAAGAATTATATGAAAAAACTGTTAGCGGTGGTTACGGGGTAAAAACACAATTTGAAAACGAATCTGATTATTCAGAGGAAACAACAACACTTGCCCGAACCGTATCGAAACTCGTTCCTTCTAAAATAGATTATGTTTATTGTTCCGGTAAAGGTCGGAAATACGGTGCTTGGATAGATACGGTAAACTCCGGCACAAGAAACTCGCAGAATGGAAGTGCGAATGACCCCGGTTATGCAGAAAACGATCTAATTGAAAATCCTGTATATATGATTGAGGATATTTTAAGGACAGAATTATCTCTCGACTCATCAACGACGGGGGCGGATATTGACATTTCCACTTTTGATTATTCCGGCAATACAACGGATGGATATTTGAGGGATATGTATGAAGATGCGGTCAGCGACATAAAGTTCGCCTTTTCTCAATATAAATTTATCCATTCAAAATCATTAGTAGAAAGACTTGGAAGACTTTGTTTCTCTTATGTGTTTATTGGCGGAGATAGGAAGTTCAAGATCAAGACGTTAAGGCGCGCCGATGACTATTCTTCCGCTGACCAGACTATTGATTTTAGCGATATTGATTTGGGGAAGATCGGGAAAACATCGCTTGGTGCGGTTAAAAATTCCATTCTTATTAAATACAATCACGATTACGGGGCAAATCAGAATAAATCAGAAGCCACCGCAACCGATTCCACAAGCGCAGGAGCAACGGTAAGCGGATATAACCAAACGATGAAACTCGAAATGGATGCTAATGAAATACTTGATTCAACAACGGCAACAAAATTGGCGGCGGCATATTTAGAGAGCATGAAAGACCGTAAGGACACAGTGAATTTTAATTGTGTTCGCCCGAAGTATAATCACCTTGAGATTGGTGATATAATAAATTTTAGTGATTGGCCGGCAGACATAAAGATTTACGGCAAAACGATGGGCGGATCGTGGGATTCCACCACCGACACTTTTTCTTCGGTCACAACAACCTGGGATAATATGGCGGCGGGTTATTTCATCGTGGCAGACATTTCAAAAACAGTCACAGGCTGTTCAATTAAAGCAATAAAGGTAAGCTAATGGCTAACATGAACATAGGTACTCCACGTTTCTACACAGATCAAATAAGTTATTTAATGTCAAGGGGAGTGGCGCAAGACGGAAATTTTGATGTTACGGCAACACACGCCGGGAATACTTTCATGGGAACATTCACGACAGGATCAGAACCAGAATTATTTGATATGCGACCATTGAATAAATGCACGTTTGATACAAGTGCTGATACAGATGGACACGTTCTAATAACGATTGACACACAAAGCACATCAAAGAAATCTTACATCGCAATTTTAAATCACAACCTGGTTTCGGCGGTTGGCAAAATAAGAATCTTTGCCGGTGATGCCGCAAGTGATGTTACCGCGATAGATGGGGCAAACGCTGATACCGCTGATATAACGTGGGCGAATGATACTTTAGTAGAAGTCGTAAATGCTGATACGACAACCGCAGCTTCAAATGATAAAAGTGTTGTAATCGAACCGGCAACTGATGGATCAACGATTGTCAGATTCGCAGAACAAACGAATAGATATTGGGGAATCCAATTTGAAGGGAACACAACAAATACCGGAGTGGCTGTAAATGGAACGTGGGGATCGACGGATATGTTTGTCGGTTGTATTATGATCGGCGAATATTACGATATGCCACACTCTCCAGACCTTGACATTACCCGGATGATTTCATATAACAGAATGAACGATTTGCAGGAGTCTAATGGTGGGCAACGATTCAGTAACTTGAAAACATACGGTAGAACGGCGGGAAGCACGTCTAAATCGCCTTTTACGACGGCTTCAACCGGACATGATAGTCATGGTGGCCGAATCATTTATGATATGAAATTCAGCTTTATTAACAACACCGATATTATGCCAGATGAATATGATATTATAGCGGATGATGATAATTTTGTAAACGATGTTTGGAATATGACAAGCGGCAATCATCTGCCATTTATCTTTTCAATTGATAAAAGTTCGGAAGGCGATAATGCGGAGTCTGAACATATCTTTGGCCGGTTCGCGAATAACAGTTTAGATATGCAGCAAGTCGCACCAGAGATATATAATTTATCATTAACCGTTGAGGAAGAATTTTGATGAAAGCAATTGGATTTTTTATTATTGGTGCTTTGTTTGGACTTACCATATCGGAATTGATAAAAGACAAGAAGCCGGTTGTAAGGCATCAAGACATATATTATAGATACGCACCTCGCTATCCTTATGGATATGACTACTACTACAGACCATTACAATATCGCAGTGCTATACGGACACAATCTAATACAGGAAATGATGAAAAGCGCAGTGGTGGTGGAAATACGGAGCAAGGTGAGACACATTTCAATGTAAGGCAGGTAGATGATAGAGTTAAGAGAAACTGATGAAATACTTACCTTTATTGTTTTTGATGTCATGCGCTCCAAATACTATGAATAATTATATTTTAGATAATCAAGAGCAGAGTCATTATTATTTATCAGAAGATATACGAAGTGGTAGTACTCATTGGTGTTTAAAGCATACTCAAATGGAAAAAATAGAAATTAAGAAACCAAGCGTGTCGGGGAAATACTGATGCGTAGAATACTACACCAAGTGAGTACAATGTTACGCACATGAGCAAGGCGATAAATGACTCATTCAATCTCACAATTTCAGTATCATTCCTTGCCAAAATCTTGGCAGTCACGGCTATTGTCATTGGTAGTTATTACCAAGCGACCTCGAAGATGGCTGACATAGAGCGCGCGATAGTTGAAATGCACTCCGAGATAACTGTTTTAAATTCCAAAATGGCAGAGATTGAGCAAGAACACGTTGAATCTTTGGAAATCGAAATCAAAGAACAAAGAAGCCTATTGCAAAGAATGGGACTTAAAAAACATTGAGCGAACCAATATCAGATAAAAGTTCCTTAAATATATCATTGCCGATGCTATTGCAAGCATTGGGTTTCCTGGGTGCTTTGATTTATGGATACGCCACCCTTGATAGTCGAATAGCTTTTTTAGAATATCAAGTTAAAATGAACGAAGAACATATTGTATCTATGGCAGAAGAAGCCGCGGCCAATCAGAATGCAGAAATTCCCGCTGATATTCGCCAAGACGAAAGGATAATCGCGTTAGAAAAAGAACTGGATAGATTGCGAGATAATCGATGATTTCATCCAAAGTTTTTAGTTTATATGCCGAATATGGTGCGGTTGGTATAATAGTTGTTCTGTTTGCCATGATGATAATCAATTTGATTAAAAGCCAAAAATTGCAGAACGAAGATTTGGATAGCATTCGGCAAGCGATAGCAAAAGTTGAAACTAAAATGGCTAATGTTGAAGGGATAATATTGAAGATGTTGGATCGATGGAATCGGTCAGATGAAATAAGCCAAAGACATCGCGAAGATATTGTCAAAGAATTAAACGACACCACGGATTCTTTAGCCTACTTACGGGGACGTATAAACGGCAAGTCATAACGACTCTAAATATTACACCAGAATACACCTAAAACCTCCATATTCGCCGAATACGGGGGTTTCTTGCTTTTATGGACATAAGTATAGGCTGAAACCACAAACGTCGGTATGCTTAATTTAATATTTTTAAATAAAGACTTGTTTCCAATTATATTTATGTTAGATTCTACCATGCTTAAATCGATACAATCAAACACTTCACCGGGGCATTCACACAACGGACTTCCGTCTGTGATCGGTTTAAGCACCTATTTATGTCCCGGTATCATTTTAAAGAGGAATAATAAAATGAAATATCCAAGACACTATTTTATGGTCAGCCTAACGATCCTATGCGATACATATAAAAGCGTATATGGATTGGCGAAGGCTATGGAACATGAAATTAAAAGTCAAATGGAAGATGACAGAACTTGTATTTT